CGGCCTTCTCCAGCTGGATGGCGTAGGCAACAACAGCCCGCACCTTGTCCTCGATCTCGCCTTGCATCGCTTCCATCGTGTCGAGCACGACTTCGGCGGGCAAGTCCATGTCCTGGAGGCGCGACAGGTCGGCCTGATAGCGGCTGACGATCTCGTAAAGGGGTTCGCTCATTGCAGGGGCTCCCTTTAGGCTTCCAGCATGTCGCAGGTCTCAGCCGGCGACACGTCCTCGACCTGGGTGCCGGACGTGAGCAGCTTCACCAGCTCGTCCTGGGTGGCGACCGACACGGCGATGGTGCTGCGGGCGACGTGGGCGAGCGCCTGGGCGCGGTTGGGGGCACGGACCAGACGGACGGTCTGGCCGGTGCCGACGATGTAGATGCGTTTCATGGTGTGTGTCCTTTCGGTGTGTTGGGTGGGGTGGCCCTGGCGCAACCCAGGGCTTTTGCTTCCCAACGGTGTCTCAGTTTTCGCTCACCGGGCTTCCGGCCACCCCGTTGATCGTCAGAACGGGATGTCGTCGTCCATGTCGTCGAAACCGCCACCGTGGCTGGTGTGCTGGGCGGCTTCGCGGCGGGGGCTGGCCTTGCGCTGCACCGGCTTGTCGCGCAGCGAGGCCAGGATGCCGTCGAAGGCCTGGGCGGTGCCCTTGTCGAGCACTTCGCTGGCGGTGCGCTTGGTGTCGGCCTCGAAGGGGATCGCCAGCACCATCTTGCTGGCGACACTGCCGTCGTCCTTCTCGTACTCCTCGACCACCAAGAACAGGCCAATGCGACCCAGCAGGGCGCGGAACTGCGGCACCATCTCGGTCCCGTTTTTGCCCTTCCACGGCGTCGGCTCGGCGCTGATGGAGCGCACCTTCATGCAGGTCATGATCGCGTCGAGCACCTTGCGACCGTAGAACTCTTTCCCCTCTTTGTGCGTCCAGATCGTGAGGTAGTCGGCCCGCTGGCCGCTGTCCGTCTCAAACGTGAATTCGATGCCCTCGGCGCCGCTCTTGGCGGTGACCGCTTGGGCGCGGGTGAACTTGCCGACGTAGGCACCTTTCTCGTTGATGCGGGCGCTGGCGCCGACTTCGCGGGCGGCGTTGGGGTTAAGGTCGTAGGTCTTCATGGTCTGCTTTCTCTGAGGTTGGTGCGGCGCTCTTTCGCGGGGGCGCCGTTCCCGTGGGATCAGGCGGCCTCGGCTTGTTCTTCGACGCCGATGCCGTAGTAGTCGCAGATGGCGGCGTCCACCTCGGCCAAGTCGTTGTCAATCAGCATGTCGTTGAACATGCCCATCGGTGACTTGGTGGTGTCGGCGCCGCTGTTCTGCGTGGCGAAGTGGTAGCCGCCGTCGCGCACCACGGTGCGCAGGCAAATGGTCACCATGCCCTCGGGTGTGATCTTTTCGTCCAGCAGCTTCCCGATGGTCTTCATGCGGGTGCGGCCCAGGTCGTCGCTGGCGGTGTGCGCCAGGATGTAGACGCGCCGGGTGTCAGCTAGATCGGTGGCGGCCCGCAGGACGTTCCAGGCGTTCTTGCCGATGTCGGTGAACTTCTCAAAGCCCTTCTCGTCGCTGCGGCGCATGAACTCGTTGCTCATGACGTACTGAAAGTCATCGATCACAACCACCTCATGCGGCAAAGACCGCATGACCTTCTCGATGATCTCGGCGCTGTCCGTCTGGATGATGTTGCCGTCGGCCTTCAGCGACGCCTTGACTTTCCAGCCCGTGCTGCGGAAGGGCAGGGGCTTGCGGATGGTCTGGATCAGCAGGGTGCGGGCCGGGTCAAGGTTGCGAAGCGCGGTGGACTTCCCGGTGCCGGATTCACCCAGGATCATGGTTGCGATGCTCATTTGAGACTCCTTGCAGGGGTTGGGTACGACGCGCCTATTATGCAACCCCTGGAGTCACAAAGCAACCCCCAGGATAGCCATGTTTTCGGTCAAAAGAACTCGGTCTTCCAACCGCCGCCCTCCCGCTTGGCTACCTTTGTGACAGCACGGAATCGGAAGGGGAACAGTGCCGCCGCCACCTTGATCTTGACCCTGGCGTCATCCTCCCAAAACCCCTTCACCTCATGGCACTCCAGCTCCCCGCTGGCCGTCATGACGAAGAAGTCGGGCGTGTAGAACGTCAGGTCAGCCAAGCGCAGCTTGATGCCCTCGAAAGCGAACCAGTCGATCTCGCCCGCGATCTGGCATTCGCGCAAATAGGCCGCATAGGCTTCCTCGGTCTTGTTCAGCGTCCCAGGCTTGCGCTGGCCTCGGGCGAAACGCCGAGCGCCGCCAGCGTTTCCTCCAGCAGTTCCCGCTCGGACCAGAATCGTCGGTGCCATGCCTTGGTTCCTAGATGGTGGATGCCGTCGCTGCCACGGTGGTGGGGGTAGCACAGCGGGATGGTGTGAAAGTCCGAGGCGCGTTGCCGGCCCTGGCCTTCGCGGATGTGGTGCACCTCGGCGGGAGAATCGCCAAGGCGCAAACGGCGGCAGACGATGCAGCCCAGCGCCGCCACGCGGCCCATGTGTTCATGCGCCTTGCTGCCACGCACGGTAGTCCGCCATGAGCTGGCCGAACAACTGCTTGGCCGTCGGGCTGTGATCGAGGTCTGCGCGGCTGTTGACTCGGCAGAATTGCCGGATGTAGTCAGCGGCCCACTGGTTGCGCGACAAGCCGGCTTCGGGGTCCGTCTTGCTGACGACGTAGGTCTGGAACAGGTCGGTGTCGCACAGCATCCCGGCCGACTGCGCCAGGGTTCCGCCTTTGGGCTTGTCGGGCTCGACCGGCTTGGGGGTGTCGTCGTCGTTGAGCTCCACCAGCACGGCCATGAACCGCTGGCCGGCGGTGTTGCCCTTGCGAACGGTCATGCTGCGGAACGTGTCGAGCGCGTCGGCGTCAGGCAGCCAGAACGTGACCTTGGCGCCGCCCGTGTGCGTCTCGCTCCAGCCCGCGAGCATCAGCTCGCCCTGGAAGGCGGTGGCCGGCATCATGCGAGCCTCCACAGCGGATTGGCGCGGGCGTGCGATCGCACCCCGGCGCTGTTGGCGTACTGGCCGGTCTTGACGATGATCCCGCGCCGGGACATCGTGAGGCACACGGCGCCCCAGGCGTTGGCGCTGGGCGGCTCCTCCAGGCCTTTGGCGATGGCGTAAGCCTTGGCCTGTTCGAACAGGACGCCGTACCTGGTCGCCGTGCCGTAGTTCATGTTCAGCGTGCCGATGACGCGCTCCAGGCGGAAGAACTCGGTGCACAGCCGGATGGCGTGCTCGCGCCAGTCCTCGCCGGCAAAGTCGAGGGCGACCTGGGTGCCGATGTCGCGCAGGGCGCGGGCGGTGTGGTGTTGCAGGGTCATGGGATGCGCTTGACCTTGATGAGTGAGGCGAGCCGTTCGCGGACAGCCGCAGACGGTCCGTTCCCTTTGACGGGGGCGGGCAGGGCGACCAGCGCCCGAGGGATCGCCGGCCATTCGCGCTGTCGCAACTGGTCGGCCAGGGCACGCTCCCACCGCGCCCGGATGGCGCTGTAGGTCGTTTGCCGCATGTCGTAGTGGGTGACCTCCACCGCCGCCCAATAGACGGCGGGGTGCGACCATTCGGGGTTCTTGCCCAGGTCGCGGGCGTGCATGTTCCGCATCGCCTCCATGAAGGCGGTGTGCGGCTCCAGGGGTGGCCGGCACAGCGCAATGAACTCGGGCAGCGTCGGCGGGAACTTCAGATCACGGCACCCGTCCAGGCCGCGCCGGATGTCCTCGCCGCTGAACCCAGCCAACTCGGCACCCCATTCGGCCAGCAGAATGTCCTGGGGCACCCCGCTGTAGCGGTCGGCGAACAGCGTGCCGTAGCGGGCCGACAGCTTGGCGAACAGCGCCTTGACCCAATCGGGCCGCAGCGGCTGCACGTCAGCCGACGATGGTGGCGTCAACGTCAACGACACGGGAACCTCCTGCGGGGCCGAACAGCCCCTCCATGAATGCCTCGCGGCGGTCGGTCTTGGTCGGGGTGCGACGGTCGTCCACGCAGCGCTCGGCGGCGCGACTGATCCAGCCATTGAGGAACCGGCCGAAATCGCGCTTGGGTCGGCGGGCCGGGTTCATCTTCAGCCATGTGTTGGCCTTGTCGATCTCGCGCTTCACGTCAACGCGGTCGCCGTAGGTGTGGGCCAAGACGAACGCCACCTCGTCGGGGACTTCCAAACGCTCCAGGCCTGCGTCCCAGCGCACCACCTCCTTCTTCTTGGTAATAGGTTCATTGATAGGTTCGTGTGCATTTGGTGCACTACCCCCCCTCACCAAATGCACGGGTAGTGCATCTGGTGCACTACCCCCCCAAGCGAGATTCAGTCGGTAGATGTTGGGCAGGTTGACGCCCCCCATCTGGCGGCGCTCGACGGTCAGGACGCCCAGGGATTCCAGCTTCTGGATGGCCGAGATCACGGTGTTGTTGACCATGCCGGTGTCCTCGGCCAGCCGCGACAGCGACGGGTAGCAATCGCCCTTGTCGTTGCTGGCGTAGTTGGCAAGCATCAGCAGCACGAACTTCTCGCGGGTGGGCAACTTCAGGCCGACGGCCCAGGCCATCGCCTGAAAGCTCATGCGTGGCTACCCTGGCGGGTAGCCTGCGCAGCGAGGAATTCGGGCGACGGTGGGATCGTCTTGCCGCGACCGGCCACCGAACGCGGCACGCCCCGCAGCATCAGCTCCAGGTCCGGTTCGAACCCCGGCGTGATCTCGCGGGCTGCGTCAATGAACGCCAGGGAGAACGAGGTGCCCGGCTTCTTCAGACCGTACTTAATGAGCCGGGCGTAGGCCATCGAGGAGCCGATGGCAAAGACGATCATCTTGACGTTCTCGGTGCCTACACAGTCCCAATAGTCGCGCAGGTTCATAGGCTTGCTCATTGACATCGATGGAGTCCTTGATGGTTGGTCAGTAAGTGCAAAGGTAGCCAATGGTAACGAAAAGTTGCGTTGCGTCAACTGGTGCGGCGGAACTTCACTACATTGATACCCTTCAAGATACTGTGGTACCTTTCCGGACACGGCGCTTTTGGCGCCGCATTGACATGACATGCGCTATGGATGTCAAAGAGGTAATTGCATGGAAGACGTGAACGACGTTAGGCTGCGGAACTACAAGGCGCTGATGCTGCGGTTTCGCCAGAAGGAATCGGAACGAGGAGAGCCCGAGCGCGGGCTTCTCAATCGCTTCGGTAAGTTCGTGGAAATCAGCCCTCGCTACCTTTCGCACGTCAACAACGGGCGCAAGGCCATCGGTGCGCAGACGGCTCGTCAGATCGAGACGGCTTTCGGGTTGCCGCTGGGGTGGATGGATCACGACCACATGGCGGGGCCAGCGGCGAACTCTCGATCCGAGCGCGAATACTTGGAACTTGCGTTGCAGCTCTTTCGACAGTCGCCAGTTGAGGCGCAGTCGCTGCTGCTGAAGTACGTCAGCGAACGGATGCTAGGCCAGAACAGCCAGGAAAACAGTCGTGAAGCTGCCCACTCAAAAACACGAGTGCGAAACAAGTCTTGAAGCCGCCGTCGTCTTTGCGGCCATGTTGGTGATGGTGCCAGTCCAGCAGCGCCCGCAGGTGCTTTCGGTAATCCGCGCCATCGCCAGCCCACAAATGAGAAACGCCACGGAGCCGCTTGAGAGTCCCGTGGCGCATCGACCACCCCCTTATCAGGGGTGAGGGGTCAGCCGTGCAGCTCGGCGCTGTAGGCGGCGTCTTCTTCGTCCTGGTGGTGGGACTGGCGGAAGGTATCGGGGTCGGGTGACGGGCCGGCCACATCGGCCCAATGCGTCACGCCCTCGATGATGCCGCCCGAGGCGCAGTCGAACCAGCAGCCGGCCTCGTCGTCCCACCAGCCCGAGAACCACTCGCCCGTGTCGCGCCAGCACAAGACCGTCGTGTCGGCGTCCGGCCAGGCCGAGGCGGGGGTCCAGTGCAGGGCGCTCATGCTGCCTCCACTACTTCTGCGCGTTCAGCCTCGACGGCGATCTGGTCGGGCGTCACATGGCTGAAGATGGTGACCGTGGTCCTGTGTCCCTGGTCGTCAATGAGGATCAGGTCGCGGAGGTGGAACTGGCGCCCCCCAGGCCGGTGGATGTCCAGCGCCCTGATGGGCGTGAGCTCGGTGCGGACGATGTTGTGAACGTGCAGCGTTGTAGTCATGGTCAGATTCCGGCAGCGATGAGAAGGCCAAGGGAGATGCCGAACGCAGCCGCGAAGGCGTAGTCGGCGGGGGTAGGTTTGCGCATGGGGCTCTCCTGTTGCGTGCGGCCAACTGGCCCCACTCGCCAACGCCCCAGCGGGCGTTGCGCGGCTGGGGTCAGGCTTGCAGGATCAGAATGCGACCCTGCGGGCGGCGCGGTTCGTCGCTGTACTCAGTGCATACGAGATGGCGCAGCATGGGGTCGCCGTAGGGCAGGAACTCCTTGGCATCGTCATTCCAGGCAACGTGGTCGTCCGGGCCCAGGTACTCAACCAGAGCGCCGTCGAGTACGTGGTTGGACTCTCCGAGGTCGAACTCGTCGTCGTACTCGCAGAACCATTGGCCGACATCCGGCACGACAGGGTTGAGGTCCATGTCAAAGAAGACGGTGCCGTGCTTCTCGACGGCTTTGACAACGGTGTTGGTGTTGAACATCTCTGAACTCCTGGGTGGGTTGTCGATGGGATGATTATGCTACCGTAAAGGTAGCCATGCAATACCCAAGGAACCAGATCAGGCATGTTTCTCTGCACCTTCGGCTACCTCGCGGGCATCCAGCCACTGCACCCGGAGCGTGGAGGCGCAGACATGCCGGGGCAGTTCACGGGCGCCGCCCCAGCCGTCATCTGTCGCCACGACCACATGGCCGGCAAGGTCCACCCCGGCCCAGGGCTCGCCCAGGTGCACGAACCGCTGCTCCTCGCAGGGGATGCCCCAGGCGTCGTCGTCCACGAACGCCACTAGCCCGTTGTCCAGCTCGACGCGGCGCAGGTAGCCGCGCTGCCGGGCCGGGCGGCCAAAGAACACAGCCTCGCGCAGAGACTCGTACGCGACGTCGCCGTCGCCGTCCCCATCGAGGTCGATCACGGCCACCGTGCGGCGCCAGGGGTTGAAGTGCAGTGCTCTCATATCTCCTCCCTTTGCTTTTGCATGTGCTCGGACACCAGAAGCTCGATGCGGTCGCGGTCGTCCTTGGTCATCTTTCGCTCCAGCCAGGGCGCAGCCCGCCCGCGCTGGTCGCACACCTCGAAGTCGATCTCCTCGAAGCCGTAGTAGTCCATGTCGCTTGGCGCGTTCCAGCTCCCGCTGCCCTCGACCTTGATGTAGTGCGTCACCCTGATGAGGCAGGGGATGCCGTGGATGCGCGCCTCGATCACGCTGCGCTCCTGGCGAGGCGCTGGGCGTAGTGCCACACGCTGTTGACCTGCACGATCTGCTGCGGGGCGTTGAACGTGCGCTCGGCCTCCACCACCACACCGTCGGCCACCTTGAACAGACCCCGGTGCTTGGTGCCGACGTTGACCAACAGACCACGGGTGACGAGGTTGTAGATCGTGACCTTGGTGCAGCCGGCGCGTTCGGTGATTGCGTGGATGGGCTGCGGGTGGATGCAGATGCTGGCGATGGTGCGGTGTAGGTCGTTCACGGGTGGCTCCTCAGAACAGCGCCGGCTCATCCGGCAGGGGTTGCTTGGGCAGGGGGATGCGCACGATGGGGGGCAGGGCGTCGGCGCTCTTGGTGGTGCCGAACGGCCACCAGGGCGGGCACCCTGGCGGCTTGCGCCCGTCGGGCAGGGTGGTCATGGCCTGTCGATGCCGGACACGGTGGGCAGGGGCGTGCCCTGCCAGTCGGCCCAGACGTTGGAATTGCAGCCACCCGCCGGGATCACTTCGCAGGCGTCCAGGGGACCGCCGGCGATGATCAAAGACATGGCGTCGTTGGCGCGGTGCGTTCGGTCCACGCACAGCGCAAAGGCTTGGTCGCGGGAGGCGATGCCGCCCGTGCGGTGGTGGGCTGGGTGGTTGAAGAACTGGCGAGTGGTCATGGCAGGTTTTCCTTTCAGCGGTTGGTGGCGGCATCGAAGCCGGCGAGGTAGGCGTGCATCAGCGCGGCCAGCTCTCGCGCTGGGACGTGGCCGGTGGTCAGTGGCGACGACACCCCGGCGCCTTTGTTCACCATGCGATGTAGGCACCAGCCGCCGTAAGCGCCCGACAGGTGGTAGTTGCCGACGTTGGCAACAGCACGACCGTCGGCGCCGGTGCTGTAGGGCTCGGCGGGCGAGCCGGTGACTCGGTTGATCCGGGCCACGATGGCTTCCAGATGCGAGCGGGTGATGCGATCGGTCAAGTCGTTCTCCTTGGTGGTGGTGTCGATGGTGGTAGTTTCGTGACTGTGCAGGTAGCAGAAACAGGCAAAACCCTCAGTGCAGGACGACGGAACCGTCAGCCTGGAGGGCGCCCTCGCCGTCGGCCACCGTCATGGCGCGGCTCTTGGCGAACTGGATGCGGCAGGTGCTGGGGTTCAGCCCCAGGCTGCACAAGGCGGTCAGGAAGTCCTGCCGAGTGGCCTCGACGTTCAGTGCGGCCACTGTGCGCAGCAGGCAGGTCAACGAGAACCGGCACTGCACCGCGAACTCCTCGCGGTTCTCCATGCAGAACTGGTAGTCGGCCACGATGCTGCGCTGAATGTCGGTGAGTGCTTGCATGTCGTTCTCCTGTCGTCTGGGTATGATTATGATACCCGCACGGTAGCTGTGTCAACGGGTTTTCCCCAGGCAATGGTGACTTTGTGACACCGTAGGGGAAGCAATGCTCACTTGCAGGGTGCAGAACAGTGAGACAGAATCGGCGCGTTTTCATCGCGCCCCTGCACATGCCCAAGAAGCAACCCGACGCCCTGGCGATTGAGTACCGACCGCTAGATGCGCTGATCCCCTACGCCCGCAACAGCCGCACGCACAGCGAGGCCCAGGTCGCGCAGATCGCGGCCAGCATCCGCGAATTCGGGTGGACGAACCCCGTGCTGGTGGACGAGCAGCAGACCATCGTGGCCGGCCACGGGCGCGTCCTGGCCGCGCAGAAGCTGGGCCTGGAGTCGGTGCCCACCATCACCCTGGCAGGGCTGACGGACGCCAAGCGCCGGGCCTACGTCATCGCGGACAACAAGCTCGCGCTGAATGCCGGGTGGGACGAGGAGATGCTGAAGGTCGAGCTGCAAGAGCTGACCGACGCCGGCCTCGATGTGGGGATGGTCGGCTTCTCGCCCGAGGAGCTGAATGTCCTGTTCAACGGCTGGCAGTCCGACATCGACGTGGTGGACAAGCACGGCGAGAACACGGACGGGATCGGTGGCGTGGTGAAGATCAAGGTCGCCAAGGGTGACGAGGAAATGGCGAAGGAGGCCATCACCAACGCCCTGGACGCTGCCGGCGTTGAGTATGAATTCGCCTGACGAGACGCCCGGCAAGCTGAACGTGCTGGTGGCGTACCCCTACGTCACCGACGGGATCGTCGCGCAGATGCGGTCCCGCCAGGATTCAGTGAGGTTCGTTCTCGACTCTGGCGCCTTCACGGCCTGGAAGGCCGGCAAGCCGATCGCACTGGACGACTACTGCCGCTTCATCGAGCGTCTGCCGATCCAGCCCTGGCGGTACTTCACGCTCGACGTGATCGGCGATCCTCACGCCAGCATGGCGAACTACGAGGCCATGCTCAAGCGCGGGTTCAAGCCCGTGCCCATCTTCACCCGTGGTGAAGACCCGAGCGTGCTGGACGACTACTACAAGACCAGCGACGTGGTGGGCATTGGCGGCTTGGTCGGCACCCAAGGCAACAAGGGGTTCGTCAACGGGATCATGCGCAAGGTCGGCCAGCGCCGGGTGCATTGGCTGGGCTTCACGAACATCGACTTCATCAAGCAGTACCGCCCCTATATGTGCGACTCGTCCACCTGGGAAGCGGGGGCAAGGTTCGCGGCGATCAAGCTCTACATGGGTGGCGGCAAGTCGATCACGTTGAAGAAGACCGATTTCCAAAAGAGCCCTGACCCGAGAGTCCTTGAACGCCTCAAGAAGCTGGGCGTGAACCCCTACACCCTGGCAGCGAATGGCGCCTGGGCTGGTGGGTTGAGCGTCAATCGAACCCTCTGCGCCGCGAGTGGTGTCGCGCTTTCCGTGGATGTCGAGCGGAACCTGGGCACCAAGGTTTTTCTCGCGCTCACCACCGAGATGGCTTTGCGCCTTGTCGCCAGCCAGTACGAATATCAAACCGAAAGGAAGGCAGCATGAAGAAGGCGATGGTGGTCTTGTCCGGTGGACAGGACTCAACGACGTGCCTCTATTGGGCCAAGGCGGTGTTCAAGGAGGTGCACGCCGTGACCTTCGACTACGGGCAGCGCCACGCGCTGGAGCTGGACGCCGCTCGCAACGTCGCCAAGATGGCCGGGGTGGTGTCGCATGAGGTGGTGCAAGTCCCCGGTGTGCTGCGCAGCCGGTCCCCGCTCACCGACCCGTCGGTCGAGCTGGAGACCTACTCAGACTTCGACAGCATGGACGCCATCATCGGCGACCGGGTGGAGCTCACGTTCGTGCCGATGCGCAATGCGTTCTTCCTCACCCTGGCGGCGAACCTCGCCCTGGCGCGGGACTGCTACCACCTCGTCACCGGGGTCTGCCAGCAGGACAACGCCAACTATCCCGACTGCCGGCAGACGTTCATCGAGTCCCAGGAGCGCACCATCAACGAGGCGCTGGGCATCGACACCTTCCGCATCCACGCCCCGCTGATGTCGCTGTCCAAGGCCGAGATCGTGCGCTTCGCGCAGCAGATTCCCGGCTGCATGGACGCGATGGCCTACTCGCACACCTGCTACGCCGGTCAGTTCCCGCCGTGCGGTGAATGCCACTCTTGCGTCCTGCGGGCGCACGGGTTCGCCCAGGCCGGTGTGGCCGATCCACTGGTGGTGAGGGCCGCGCAATGAAGACCGCCACCGCCATCGCCGAGCGCATCCGGTCTGCCGGTGGGTCGTTCTTCGCCAACGACAACATCGCCCAGCACCTTGAGCCTGGGGAACTGGAAGCCCTGGAGCGCGAGCTGGTGGACACGATGGGGGCCGTCCTGCGCGGCTTGGTGATCGACACCGAGAACGATCACAACACCCAGGAAACCGCCAAGCGCATCGCCAAGATGTACGTTCGCGAGGTCTTCCGGGGGCGCTACCAGCCCATGCCCTCGGTCACCGACTTTCCCAACGCCAAGCACCTGGACGAGATTTACACCATCGGCCCGATCACCGTCCGGTCGGGGTGCTCGCACCACATGGTGCCGATCATGGGCAAGGCCTGGGTCGGGGTGCTGCCCAGCGAGCGGCAGGAGGAGGCCACCGTCCAAGTCGCCGACCTGATCGAGCAGCTCATCAACCCCAAGGGGCTGGCCATCGTCGTGCGGGCGCAGCACCAGTGCATGACGTGGCGCGGGGTGCGCGAGACGGACACCTCCATGACCACCTCGGTGATGCGCGGCGTGTTCCTCACCAACCCAGCCGCCCGCAGCGAGTTCTTGAAACTGATCGAGGGCCAGCCATGAGCTACCAATCGACCAAGACCTACGGCAACCACATCGGCATCTCGGCGGCGTTCCGCCAGTGGAAGGCGCACTCCCACTGCCAACTGATCCACGGCTACGCCCTGGGGTTCAAGTTCGTGTTCGAGGCCGACGAGCTGGACGAGCGGAATTGGGTGGTGGACTTCGGTGGGCTGAAGTCGCTCAAGGGCATTCTGGAGGACACCTTCGACCACAAGGTGGTGGTGGCCGAGGACGACCCGCACCTCGACTACTTCCGCCAGGGGCACGACCTGGGCGTGCTCGAGCTGGTGGTGGTGCCCGCCGGCGGCTGCGAGAAGTTCGCCGAACTGGTCTACGAGGTCACCGACCAGTGGCTCAAGGACGCTGGCTTCGCCCCCAGGGTGCGGCTGGTGTCGGTCGAGGTCATGGAACACGGCGCCAACAGCGCCATCTACACGGGCAAGTCATGAAGTACCCGGTCAATGAAGTCTTCCAGACGATCCAGGGCGAGGCCACCTGGACCGGCACCCCGTCGGTGTTCATCCGCCTCCAGGGCTGCCCCGTGGGCTGCGCGTGGTGCGACACGAAGCACACCTGGGACGTGGAGCCCATTGACCGGGTGACCATCCCGGTCATGCTCGCCAAGGACGTGGACGACCGCACCTACGCCGAGATGACCGTGCCCGAGGTCATCGGCCTGTTGGAAACCTACACCGCCCGCCATGTGGTCATCACCGGGGGCGAGCCGTGTCTGTACGACCTGACACCGCTGACCGCCACCCTGCTGGACGCCGGCTACACCGTGCAGATCGAAACCTCGGGCACGCACGAAGTCCGGGTGGACGACCGGGCCTGGGTCACCGTGTCCCCCAAGCTGGACATGCCTGGGGGCTTCGACGTGCTGGACTCCGCGCTGGCCCGCGCCGACGAGATCAAGCACCCGGTGGGCAAGGGCGCGGACTACGACAAGATGCGCGAGCGCATCCTGCCCCGTGTTGCCCAAGGGGTGCCGGTGTGGCTCCAGCCCCTGTCGCAGAACCGCACGGCCACCGCCCTGTGCGTCAACTTCACCACCCAGCACGGGCACAAGGTGTCGATCCAGACGCACAAGTTCATCGGGGTGCGCTGAGTGACCGACTGGCCCACCCTGCGCCGCGAGTACGTCAACGGCTCCCTGCAACTCAAGGAGCTGGCGGAGAAGCACGGGCTGAAGCCGGCGACCGTCCGTGCGCGGTCACACCGGGAGGATTGGGAGGCGGAGCGCAACGCGGTGCAACGCGCCGTCACGCACGTTGCACAAGCACGGCTGACCGAGGATCGGGCCACCGCCCTGGCGCGATTCAACGACGACGACCTCAAGGTGGCGCGGGCGATCAGAGGGAAGGCGGCCTCGATGCTGGCCACGGCGAAGTCGCCCGCAGACCTCCGCGCCCTGGCGTCGGCGATGGGCGAGGCGCAAAAGATCGGACGGCTGGCCCTGGGGGCCACCACCGACAACACCGGGCTGAGTGACCCGAACGGTGGGCCGATCCCGCTGACGAACGTGCCCGTGGGCGAGTACCTCAAGGCTCGCGCCCAGGTACTGCAAGACTACTGACGGCGGTGGAAGACGCACGGCGGCTCGCCATCCGGCTGGAGGCGCAGCAGGACTTCTACTTCTTCGTCCGCTATATGTTCAAGGCCCGCCGGGGCTATCGGTGGGCGCACAACTGGCACCACCAAGTCGTCTGCGATGCCCTGATGCGCGTCTACCGGGGCGAGTGCACGCGGCTCATCATCAACATCCCGCCCAGGTACTCCAAGACCGAGCTTGCGGTGGTGTGCTGGATGGCGTGGTGCCTGGGGCACTACCCCGACGCCGAGTTCATCCACACCAGCTACAGCGGCACCCTCGCCACCACCAACGCCTTCGCGGCCAAGCTGATGGTGGAGTCCGAGGAGTACCGCGACATCTTCCCCGACGTGCACATCCGGCCCGACAGCAAGGCGAAGGCGGATTGGCGCACCACCGAGGGCGGGATCGTCTACGCCCAGGGCAGCGGCGGCACCATCACCGGCTTCGGTGCCGGCAAGATGCGCGACGGGTTCGGCGGCGCCATCATCATCGACGACCCGCACAAGGCCGACGAGGCGCGGTCGGACGCGATGCGCAAGAACGTCATCGAGTGGTTCGGCAACACCCTGGAGAGCCGCAAGAACGGACCCGACACCCCGATCATCCTCATCATGCAGCGGCTGCACGAAGCCGACCTCGCCGGGTTCCTCCTGGCGGGCGGCAACGGTGAGCAGTGGGAGCACGTCATGGTGCCCGCCATCAGCGAGACAGGCGAGGCACTGTGGCCGGCCAAGCACACGCTGGAGCAGCTCCGCACAATGGAGCGGGCGAACCCCTATGTGTTCGCCGGCCAGTACCAGCAGCGCCCCGCACCCTTGGCGGGTGGTGAGTTCAAGCCGGACGCCATCGGCACCATCGACGCCATCCCGGCGGGCACCCGGCTGGTCCGCGCCTGGGACTTCGCCGGCACCGACAACGACGGCGACTGGACGGCTGGGGGTCTGCTGGGGGCCATGCCGGACGGGCGCTACGTCATCGGCGACATGGCCCGCTTCCGTGCTGGCCCGGAGGTGGTCGAGGCCACCATGAAGGCTACCGCGCAGCGCGACGGCAAGAACGTCATCGTGTCCATCCCGCAAGACCCCGGACAGGCCGGCAAGGGTCAGGTGCGCCAGTTCACCCGCACCTTGTCGGGGTTCACCGTGTCATCGAAGCCGGTGTCGGGCGACAAGATCACCCGCGCCCGGCCACTGGCCGCCCAGGTCAACGTGGGCAACGTCGTCATGCTGCGCGGAGAGTGGAACCAGACCCTCATCAACGAGATGCGAAACTTCCCCAACGGGCTGAACGACGACCAGATCGACGCCCTGTCCCTGGGGTTTGACTACCTCACCGACAACACCCTCGGACTGCTGGACTACTACCGCCAACAGGCGGACGAAGCGGCCCGCATGAGGGCGGCCACACTGGCAACCT